GTTTTGTGATAAACGGGGTAAGCATCTGATTCATCTGTTCATGGTATTCTGAACGCAGAGTTATCTCATATTGAATGGTAACATATACTGGCAGAGGTATCGTCAGTGTTTCATATACTGGTTTTATTGACTGTCCAGGAAAGTTTAACTGCCCTCTCTTTCTCTTTGAGTGTGCGTTTTCAAAGTTAGACGTCTTGCCCTGGTTGAGTCTTCTTGAGACTGATATCGATCCACCTTTGACTTTATCCATTGGTGGTATATTTGCAAATACAGTCCCCTTTCTTGATGGGTCTTTAACAATCCCTGTTCTCTCGACAGTGATAAGAGGCAAGACCAAGGCACCCTCTTTATCTCGGATCCTCTGACTACTCTTGCTCTGGTACATTCTTTCAGCAGAGGACCAGATCACAGGAACCTTTCTGAATCCTGTAGTGGTGACACATTTAATATCCAGTGTCTCACTCACGAACTTGTGGAGTGCTGAGTCTACTGTTTCCATAGTCGAGCGAGGAAATGGTCTGTCCTCTATTCTTCTAGGTTTTGTCGGTCTTTTAACCATCTTCTAACCTCACAATCCGTACTTCGCTAACTCTTCAGGAGATAGCGACTCTCTTTCTCTTGGGATCTTGACCTCAACGATAGTTTCATTGACTACCTTTTGTGGTGTCGCTTGGTTGACACCATCTCCGATTAAGTGCCCCAATACCTTTATACTAAATTTTGTTTCAAACTTTCGCTCTTCGTTAGAGAAATTGCTTATGTTGTTGTCGTGGACGTAATCCTGTTGTATAAAACCTTCATACCTGTGGTTCTCGTCTCTTATTATAATATAGTTAATACCACCAGGAACAGTCATGAATGGGACAACCAACTCGTTCATTTGCTGTTGATATTCCGTTCTGATGGTTACCTCGTACATCATTGTGACATACACTGGCAGCGGTATTGTAACTGTCTTATACACAGACTTGTCCACTTTGTTCGGAAAATTCAATTGTCCATGCTTTCTTTTGGCATGTGCGTTCTTAAAATTTGATGTCTTGTCTTGAACGATCTTCTGCATCGTTGGGATGCTGCCGCCTTTAACTTTATCAAGTGCTGGAACATTCGCCCATACGGTACCCTTGTCAGTTGAACTCTTGATCATCGATGTTCTTTCAACAGTGATGATTGGCATTATCAGAGCGCCGTCATCATCTCGGACTCTCAAGTCTCCCTTGCTGAGTGCAGACCTCTCAGAAGATGCCATAACAACAGGAACCTTTTTAAATCCTTTTCCGTTATGTGCATGAAGGTTCATCTGGACGTCTATGAACTTAAACATTGCGGTGTCTATGTTCTCTATTCGAGAGTCAGATATTCGCTTGCCCTCATATTCGTTTAGTCCTTCACTGAAAGGTCTATTGCGTTCCACTGAACAAACCCTCTCTTGCCTTGATGCACTCTGCTGATATTTCCATCATATGCTCTCTTTGACCAAAGATTCTTGTTGGTTCATTCAGTGTTGCAATCTCATAATAAGTTTCCCCATACAGAATGAAATCGCCTTCCCTAACAAAGAGGTTCTGGTCTTCAGTCAATCTCCGCTTATGAAAGTGGACTGTGATTTTTGATAATCTGTCGACGCCGAGGTTCGTGGTCTCTGTCTCATACCCCTTCCATTCAACCATCGCATAGACACTGATTGGATTGAGGAATGCTTTGTTCAACGCTTCTCCGTATATCGGGTGAAAGTTGGTTTCTTCAATTGAAATAGGATAGTATATGATCTGCTGCCCAATGACTCTCTCTACGAGTTCATCACTGACCTGCTTTACTAAGTCTCTCTCCTTCTTTCCAGTGAACAGCGGTGGTGGTGGAGCGTCAGGTTGATTCCATTTATTGTCACTCATGTTCTACTACCCCACAAATACCGAATAAGGTATCTTCTGCAGGACCTTCTCAGCGTTATCGACCATAGATGCTTCTTGTTCTGACATCTTAGTGTAAGTTAACTCTGCCAACGTTGCCTTCAATTCCTCTCTCAGAGAGTTTTGTTCTTCCTTACTCTGAGAGACAAGTTCAGAACCATTGAGGGTAACGCTCTCGCCTGGGATTGGTAAAGTTGCAAACTTAGATCTAATCAATCCCAATATCTCCTTGGAGAGGGACAGAGCAAATCTTCTGATCCACTGCTTACCGATAGAGTTTATAGTGTCATATGGAAGATTTGAAAAAGGAAGTGTGTTCATATTGTTAACGCCTTCGAGTCCTGATCTTCCATTCGTGTCATCCTCTAGATTGGATGCAGGCACAGAGAACTCGACCCACATCACTTCTGGACCTCCAGAATACGGGACTGGAAATATTCTTACGTTGTTGTTTCTCAGTTCATAAGACCAGTGTGACATTCGTGTGTATATTGCGTCCTCAAACGCCAGCGCTTGTGACTTGTTTTGCCAAGTCGGTACCAGTTGAAAAGTCGAATCGTCCGAGAATTGTCCATAGTTTGACATATTCCCAACAACATTCAATCCACCGTAATATCCAAAAAATCTCCACATAGCTTGAGGAGTCTTGTAAAAGACTTTTTTAACCAAAATCCTCTTACCGTCAATCTTCCCAACGTAAGGTACCGTTATACCCCCAGAAAAATCAGATACGGACATTCCAGATGTACCGGTTTCAGTTAGTGTTGTAGTACCGTTGCCTTGAAACCCCGCAGTAGACTGCGTTATTGTAACCACGTTTTCAGTTGCTGTCGCTGAAATCTTACTATTTGCATCGAGAGCAGTTGCAAGTCTGGTTGCTGTTAAGTCATTTGTCCCGTCGCCAATATCAAAAGTTGGACTATTCGTGTCTGTGGCGGTCGTGGTTGTGTCATTTGCAGTGGCAGTTATTGTCGTACCATCCGTTGTAGTAAACGATATAGTATCTCCAGCATCAAGATCAGCATGTGAATCGATCGTGACCGTTGCTGTTGCTGCGGCGTTTGTTCTAGAGGTTATAATATCTTGAAGATCATAATCTTGTTGTCCGGCAGTAATATTAAAGGAGGCAGAGTATTGTACGGAATCTTTCAGTCCAACTTCTGCACCCATTCTCTCCGAAACGTTCCTTGAGAAACCATAGTCAAATTTGGGGTATTTAAGACTCGCAGATACAGGACCCGATGTCAACTCCCCTTTATGGTCAAACGTGCCTGTAGCGTGCCCTAGAAGACTCGGTAGGGCATTGCTTGCCTGGTGTACGTTGATAAGATAAGAGTATTCCAATACTGCCTCTTCATAAGCAGCATATATGTTTCCGTCTGACAATTCAATATCAAGAACATCACCTCCTAACTTTTTATAAGTATAGGCGACCTGATCGACAGCGCCTGAAACAAAGTTTCCTGAAAACAATGTACTGCTGTTTTCTGAATATATCTTATATGGTAATAATCTGTTTACATTACCGTGACTTCCAGTCTCAGGCAAGATGCTCTTGCTTGATTTACTGGCAGGTAACAAAGTGGGTAAAGCCATCCATAAGTCCTCCGTGCTTTAGTAAATAGTCTCAAACTCAACAAAACACTTGGGGACTTCTGCTCTAGTTACTCTTCTGTCTTCTTTGTTGGTCTTTTGCGGGTTGCTCTTTTCTTTGTGGGATTCTTAACCTCGACTGGCGGAGGTACCTCTTGCACGACTGGATCTTCCATTTCCACGACCTGTAACTCAGGTTCTGGAATGTTGGACTGTGTCTGCTTCTTTTCTTCGGTTTGTTCAGGGGTGTTTATAACCACTTGAACGTCCTCTTCTTGCTTGATCTCTTCTCCACTTAGCATGTCAATCTCAATCATTTTTGCCTCCTTATCAAAACCCAAGGTTTTTCTTTGAAGGGCATACTTCTTAGCATACTTCTTCATGATCATTCTTTTTTTACGTTTTCCCATTATCTAAACTCCTTTAACTTAAACTAGTATAACATACTTTTAAAAAAAGATAACCCCCCTTTCGGGGGGTTTGTAAAAAAGACTTTACTCTTCTTTCTTTTCTTCGGTCTCTTCAACCTTTGGTTCTTCAACCTTCTTCACCTTTTTAGGTGCTGCCTCTTTAGGGGCAGGTTTCGCTAATTTTGCCTGCGCTTTCTTAACACTCTTAATTAAATCGTTCACAACCTACCCTCCTTATGCGGTCCATGCGCCACGTACATAGTTAACAGTCAGTGCGTCATCACCAGCAGCAGTGGTGTGGACCTGCTGTAACACAATGCCCATTGAACTGTCATCTGAAGCGGTTGTTGTGGAGTGGACTTCTGAAAGTGCACCTACCTCAGTACCTGTTGCTGCGAATCCAGCGTAAAATTTAACCTCACTGATACCATCCCAGTGTGCAGCAAGCGTAAGAACGTCGTTGTCCGCAGTGAGTGTAACGGCAGTTGCTGTGGATTCAACAGCGCCCTTTGAAGAGACGGCCTGGATAAGTCCAGAATCGTGAGTCGCTTTTTTGAAACCAATCTTATCGTTGTTGTCACTCGCTGCAACTGTACCGAAGTTTACTGCGGTGTCGTATGCATCCTCAGTTAATCCAAAAAACAGTTCACAGTCATCAATATCTGCGATCTTAACTGAAGTTTCAATCCACCAAGGCTTGCCTGCGGCACATGAAAATGGTTGTGCTGCGGTTGCGAAACCGACAGCATCATCGGCGTCACCACCTGGGGTTAAAACCAATGCGCCATCTGTAAAATCTGCATCGTTTGCCTTCAAAGCAATTGCTGCAGAGTTTTCGTTTTCACGGACCCAAACTGCTGTAGTCTGGCCATCAACAGGAATGTCCGTTGCGTCTTCAAATCCAAAACCATGCATCTGTCCTAATTGAACTGATCTTATTCCTCTCGCAATACCTGGTACCGACAATGCGGAAGATCTAACAGACCCCCATGCGTCATTTGCGATTGCATCCCTGAGATCTAAACTTTTCAATCTCCTTCTACCTAATCTTCTACTACCCATAATATATTCCTCCTATATTTTGTTTTATGGTTACGTAACCCGAACTTCCACGAAATATAACCAGCCACCTCGGTTACATTTCTTCAAGGGCCAGTGGCATTACGACCCAGGAGGTTATTCAAAGTTATATTAACTAGATTTCAGAAAAGAGAAAACCCCCGCCAAATGAATGACGAGGGTTAAATCTTTTGTTATGATTGACTTACGTCAGATCTTAACTGCTGCCTTCCTCACCGAGGAGACCGCGTACGATAACAAGACCATACATATCTGGTCTAACCATCTGCTTTGCGTAACGAGTCATTACACCCTTACGTGGTACAAAGTCCTCTGTACCGAAGATGGTAGGTGTTACCTGGAGTGGTACATATGGAGCATAAACATAACCACTTTCAAGGAAAGAGTTACCTCTACGACCAATAAGAACCACGTTACGTGGGAAGTATGGGTCAACCATGACGTCAAACTTCTTGCTAAGTGATCCAGTCTTTACTGCACCGATGTCACCACGATCCGAGTCAGCAGTTACGCTTGCACGGAAACCGCTTGTGAACTCAAGGATGTTAGCAACCTCTGGAGAACAAACAACAAAGTTTGCGCCGCCGCGAAGTGTCTTTCTGTGGATCTGAGCACTTACGTCATTGATTGTCTCAATGAGCGTCTCGTACCACTCGCTAACAGTACCGGTGAAGTCAGGCGCTGCTGATGCTGCACCAAGCTCATTACCGTTGCTGTCAACGAAAAGTCCTGGAGCACGTGACCAGTAACGAGTACCTGCCTTCGCGCCCTGAATAAGGTCACCAAGGATCTCCTGATCGATCTCAAGAGCAATCTGCTCTGAAAGAATACCAGTCAATTCAACTTCTGCGTCCAAGTTGTGATAAGCATTGAGGTCCTGACCTAACTCAGGAGTCCATTTTGCCTTCAACTTCTTGGTCGTTGCGGTGACAGCGATACTGTCAACCTTGATGTCGATCTCTGGGATTACGCCAGAACGCAAATCAGTGAGGATTGTCTGGTCGGCGTCGCCGCCTACACCAGTGATTGGTCCTCGACCTGCACCTTCAAGACCAAGTTCACCACCAACAACAGAACCTACAGCGCCGCCGATTGGGAATGTGTCACGAAGTGGGTATGTAAACAACCCTGTTTGGATGTCGGTACCTACCGCATCGATTGGAGCACTGCTGTCCTTGACAAAAGTAAGGAGCATGCCCTTATCGGCAGTTCTTCTTGTCAATCGTCGAATAAGACTAGTTCCACTGTTAACATTGGCACCGTCACCCGCTGGTGCAGTAAAAGCGATAGCAGTGAGTGCGTCCTTGTTCAAGTTCGCGAAAGACGCATCGAGACGAGTTTCATCAACCTTAATAACTTGGACTTCCTGACTTGCGTCGTTTGTAAGAAAGTCAAGTAGATCAGCATCAAATCGAAGATTCTTCTTGTCTGCAGCCGTTAACTCATTGATGTTTCTAGCAGCAACAACTTCAGTAACACCAGCGTTAGCAATTGCAATCGCTGAACCTGTTGGAGAAGTATATCCAGTGTTGAGGTCGTAAAAACCACCAGGACCAGACAAATCGCTTGGTGCTAAATCGACACCATCGATAATACCCTTAGCAACAACATTACCACCGTAAACTGACTCACCTGCGGACATTCCGGAACGTGATTCGTTGTGGGTGAAATCCAAGAAGAAGATAAGACCACTTGGAAGACTCATGGGCTGAACGCTCACGATATCGTTTGCAATCAATCCACCGAATACTCGGCGAACGATTGGGAAAGCAACTGATGCGAAACCTTCGACATCACCTGCGGACATTGTGGATGCTTCACGAAGAAGCTCCTTTGCTTGGTTCTCAAGGAGAACCGCCATACTGTTTCGTTTTTGCTCGTTGCTGATGCCTTCTAAAAGACCAGTCTTTTCCCACTTCGCAAGAAGTGCTTGACCTTCCTTAGAGGCGTCACGTCGAACAATACCTTCAGTTAATTTTTCTAATACAGACATTGTTTGTAACCTCCTAAATAATTAATTTATTAATTTCTGTTTTTTATGCCAGCTAATCGCTGCATTCTCTCAGCAAAAATATCTGCTGAGGTTGTTGTGTTCTTCTCTTCACGAGTTCGAACTAGCAAAGACGATCTTCTGCTTGCCACTTCATTCAACGATTGTGGACTACTTTCAATTTTGGTAGTCTCCATTGAATTTTGAAGGGTCTCATAAATGACCTTCGCTTCTTTCGCATCTTCTGCCTTTGCAATTGATTCGACAATATTCTTTTTCTGCCGCTCATTCAGGGAGTTACAATCCAAAGTACGATTGATGTACAATAGTTTAGCGTTTGATGTAGTAACCACGTCAAACTTCTCTTTTAATAGTCCAACAGCATTCTGGTAGGTTTCAACCTCCGCTGTTAGATCTTTATTCTCATTTAATATTTCTTTATTGTTCTTCTTAAGGGAGATGTTTGATTCTTCCAACTTATCAAGTGCTGACTTGAGTGCCTCAAGTTGCTCTTTGATCTCGTCGTCTTGTGCTCTAGCGAGTTCCATCTCCACTGCATGATCGATTTCTTCATTAGAGACACCCATAAAACCTCTCTTTTGTGGTTTCATATCTACCTTAAGTGCTTCCATTATGTCATCTACGAATACATCCTCCAACTCTTCCTCTAATTGAGCAAGGGTTTCGGTTGCCAGAGATTCTGCGTCAGGGGATGACTGAATCTCGTCTTCCATAGAAGAGGCAAGTTCTTCGTGATCTACTTTGTCGAACTCTAAAGCGTCACCAGCGGCGATGCCTTCCTCGGCTTCGATTTCTCTAATGCGCTTTTCGATGGCGTCAAGATCCAACTCGACCTCGGCAGAATCAGAAGAGGCAATTGAATCCATTGCTTCATCATCAGATACATCAGCGGCGGAT